GGATGGTGGCCATCGCCACCAGCATGGCAGTGTCCAGGTCCTGCTCGGTATTGAGCGCGGATTCCTTCAGGTTGGCCGAGACGGCCAGCTGATTATAATTGGCGAGATAGTTTCTCATCTTCTCCTCCTTCTCAACTCATTGAAAAACTGGTTTTTAAATTCAGCCCGTAGACCGCCGTCCGCTTTGTCACGGCCACCAGGTCCACGCCGACCGGGTGCAGGGGCTCGATGTCCAAGTCCAGATTCACGTCGATGAGGCAGTCTTTCACCGCCTCGAGGATTTCATAGGCCGCCCGGGCCGCCGATTTTCTCCCCGCCAGATTGCTCGCGGCCACGAGGAGGAGAAAATTCATCTCGTCGTCGAACGATCGATTCGCAGGCTCGCTGAAGGCGCTGCCCGTATAAAGCACCAAGACCGCCGGCAAGGCGATAACGGTCTGATCCAGCTCCTGGGCGAACTCCAGCGCCTCGCCGTTATAGGAATCAATCGTCCGGCAGAGATCCGAAAGAATCTCGTCGGCCTTGAGGGCATCCAGGATGGCGTCTTCCATTTGCGCAATCGTATACATCAAAACCCGCTCAATTTATCTCTCGTGAAAATCCTGTCGTCTTCACTGGTTGAGACCTGCGCGGAGTCACTTTCGCCGGCCGGCTCCGTCGCCTCGCCGATCGATATCTTCCCCTCGGTGATCCCTTTTAAAATGCGGATGGCGCCGTCGTACCGGTCCTTCCGGGTCTGGGGGATCTCTTCCAGTTTCCGGGAATAAAGATGATAGATCGCCATGTCCATCGAAAGTTTCCTGACGATGTCCGGGACGGGCGAAGAGAAGGGGACGGTGTAGCGCCCTCCCAGGTAGGCGTTGATCTCCATGTCCGCCTGGGCGATCGCCTCGTCGACACGCGCTTCGTTGACCACCCCGACGCCCTCGTCGTCCGTGAGCTGGACCAGGCGCTCCTCGGGAATTAATTTCTTTATGTCCGTCAGCGTGCAGTATGGCATTGTGTTTCCCGCCTTTACTAAGTTGCCAAATTGCCAAATTGCTAAGTTGCTATTATGCTGCTTCCGGCGATTCTTCCACCTGGATCGGGATCCGCCCCCAGACGATTCCTTCAAGATTGTCCGGGTCGTAGACGACCAGGGGCGCCCGGTAGGACCCCGCGCTTATATCCTCGGCGCCGAGCAGGATCTTCACCTGCCCGGTCGCATATCCTTCCTTCGCCCACAGGATCGGATCGGATTCGCCGTTCGAGGAATCAATCAAAACCTCATCGAACGAAAGCGTCATTCGGGTGGCGCCGCTCAAGTCCTTGGCGGCGCCGTCCTCCTTGAGGATGACGTCGATCCAGTTGTCATGCCCCAGGTAAATGATTTCCGGGTTCATCTTCCCTCACCTTTAGCTGAGACTCACGTCCAGGGCCCCGGCCGCGAACTGAACCGTATCCCCGGCACCCGGCGTTTGGTCCACCACCTGATCGTTGTCGTACATGAGGACATTCCCCGCGTCGAGGGTCCCGCCATCCACAATGGCCATGCCGACCACCTCGGACCAGCCGCCGGCGCCGACCGTGGGAAAGGCGATCGCGTTGGCGTTCTGAGTTGCCCCTCCGGAAGGGTCTTCCCATGCGGGAGATCCCCCGCCGTATTTGTTCACCAGCACCCGCGCATAATCCGTCCCCGCGACTTCCTTCCCGGCGGTGGTCAGGGTGGTATCGGCATCAGCCCCGGTTTGGTCCAGCAGGGCGACATAGGTCGCCGGCTGCGTATAGGCCGTATTCCGGAACATGAGATCCAGGAACTTATGGACGAGGTAGCTCGTGAACCCCTCGCCATCCGAAGCGGAGATCTCGACTTCCGCTTCCAGGTCGGGGACCGTCGGCGTATTGCCGGAAACCGGGGAAAAGGGAGAAGAGAACGCCCCGTGAGCGAGCATATTCCCTGCTCCGTGCGTTATCGAATCCACGATGGCCCAATGGGTCACGGTCCCCCATGCTCCGGAGGCCTGGTTAAAAACAACCGCTCCGTTCTGGACGACCTTCCTGGATGAAGCCGCCGAAAAAGCGATCGCCTTGCGCGCATAATTATTGGCCTCGGCGACCTCGTTCATCGAGGCGCCCGTCCCGGCGTCCGTGGGATCGCCGGTGCAAAGGGCCAGATAAATGGTCGCGGCCGGAGAGTAGGCGCTTGCAAAGATATGCCCCATCAAGGCATTTTCGGCATAATCGGATAATGAGCCCATGATTCCTCCCAGTCTTAAAATCGAGATTTATTAATTGGCGACCAGCTTCCGAATGGCCGCTTTCTGGCCTTCGCTCATCTTTTTGTATGCCTCGATCGCCTTGGCCTCTTCCTCTTTTGCCCCGATCGCGGCGATAACTTTTATTTTGAGCATTTTCAATTTCGCCCATTCCACCCCGGTTGAGGTGTTTAACGTCCGCAGGTCTTCCAGGCTCATTTTGGTGATTGTTTTTTCATCGATCTCTTTCATGATCTCCTCCTTAGGCATTAGGCGTTGTGAATGGTTCTTTTCGGGGTTGCGGACTCATAATCCCTTTCGGGGGTGATATGCATGAAAGTCCGTCTCGCCGTGATGATTTCGATCGTCGGGTCCAAAATGATCCCCAGGGACGCGAGGACTAGGAGCAGATCGTCCGGAGTCAAACTGGTTCCCCGGATATCGGCTAGCAGGATCCGGGCCACCGCGGCCTGGATTTCCGGGGTCGCGCTTTCGGCCGCGCAGGAAGCCGCAAGCCCGCGGGAGATGTTAACCCCGATCGCCGGAGTCATGCTTTGTCCCGGGATGACGGCCGAAAGGGTGCGGGCCATTTCGAGGGCGATCCCCGGCGTCAGGCTTACGCCGACGATCGCGGCCGCCAGGGAAATGAGGGTCGCTAAAACGCCTGTTATTTCGGAAGTCGCGCTCTGCGCCGCGATATCGCCGAGTAGGCTTCGGGCCGTCTCCGCGAGGATGTCGGCAGTCGAGCTCTCCGCCTGAATATTTCCCAGGATGCTCCTCGCCGTGGAATGGGCCGCTTCGGGCGTCACGCTCGAGGCGGCGATATCCGCGATCAAATTTATGACGCCTTGGATGGTGGCGGTGATTTCGCTGGTCGAGCTCTGCCCGGCGATATCCGCCAGGACCGATCGAATGACGATCACCGAGATCGCTGGCGTGAGGCTCGCGGCCGGGATCGCCGCGGTCAGTTCCCGGGCCAGAGTCCGATCGATCGCCGGCGTCGAGCTGCCCGCCGGGATGTCGGCCAAAATGGATCGAGTTAAATCGACGGCCGCGTCCGGCGTAAGACTCGCGGCCTGGATGCTCGCCAAAATAGCCCGGGCGACTGTGGCATCGATGGATGGCGTGTTGCTTTGCCCGGCCGGTACGGCGAGCAGAGACCGGGCGGTCATTGCTGCCGCCTCGGATGTGAGGCTTTGCCCGGCGATGGCCGAAACCAGGGCCCTATTGAGCGTTGAAACGATGGCGGGAGTAATCGATTCCCCGGCCACATCCGCAATTAGAGAAATGATATTTTGGATGATGGCCGTGATCTCCGGCGTGGTGCTCGCCGCCGGGATGTTCGCCGCGATGCTGCGGGAGACCGTGGCGGCTGCCGCTGGCGTCGCGCTTTGCGCCGGGACGTTGCCCGCGAGCGCCCTGGCGATCGTCGAGAGCACGCTCGGCGTGGCGCTCGCCCCGACGATGTTCGCGATCAGCTGCCGAAGGGTCCCCGCGGGCGTAAAGGTCGCATACGCACCAAACTTATACGCAGCTGTGGCACTCTGCGCCCAGGTTGCCGGGAGAGCGCCGGAACCTCCATGCTCCGACATATCCCCTGCGGAACCATCATCATAATAAAGCGTACCGTTGCCGCTGGCATTGCCGAATGCGGCACAATAGGTTGTCCCATTAACCATTGTTTGGGATACAGCGCTGCTGTTTCTCCAATCTGGCGTTGTAGTCAGCGTAATACTAACTCCGGCTGCCAGCCGGGATACCGGCAAGGCCACATTCAGAGTATATGCAGCCATGCTAATAGTCACGGTGCCCGATGTCGCTCTACCCTTAAAGCTAAACTGGGTTATTGTTCCGCCCGTAGAGGGGGAACGGGCCGCTGCGAAGACGTTGGCCAGTGGATAAAGGGTATTATCAAAAGTGTTGGTTGAACTCCCGGCAGCATACCCAAAGGTATCGTTGGCGATTACTGGATAAATCGCCTTGTCGAGAAAATCCTGCGGAACTGTGACTGTGTAAACACCACTGGAAATATTTAGATCAGCCCATCCCCATTTTCCTGCTGAATCAATAAAGCGAATCCGATAAAAATGGCCGAACTTTCCGTTTCGGTAATTTGTTTGGCCAAGAACATGATTGCATTTATGCTTATGATAGATGGCGTAAGAGCCATTCACATTCGCTGGCCGATAACGCATGAATCCATGACGGTCTAACTCCCATGTTGAGCCATCAGGATTTAAGTTTTTTAATGCCGGCTGGGGGAAAAAATCAAATTCTTCCCATCCTTCTATTTTAAAGGCCCAGGAGTTCGTTATTGGTTTAGCATAAAGAACGAGGCCGAATTTCAACTGATCAGCAATGGAAACATCGACGTAAAACCCTTGATCCTTGTCCGCGCCATTCTTACTGTCAATCCTATTTTCGGCCACCACCGGCGCGGCATCCAGGTACCCGTCCAGCCGGATGACCAGAGAGTTCTCCTTGTTCCAGCGGGTCAGCTCGATCCGAGGCTGGAACTTGGACGGATCTGTCGGGTTGCCAACGATCACTTCATCGGCATCCTCCCCCATCCGGGCCTTGAGCAGGTAAGCATCCACCTCCGCCCACTGCGGCGTGATGATACCCGGATTTTCCTCTCCCGGCCTTGGCAAAAGCATTCTGCCCCTTGAGATGCGCCGGGCCCGGAGGCCCGGCCGCGGTTATTTATCTTTTCCCTTTGAAGGATCGGGCAAAATTTCCACTACCAGCATGGGCTCGGCGTTGAGGATGGCGAGCTGCCCCTTCGTGAACTTTTCGTCGGGGTAATCCACCGGCTTTTCCGGATGGGCCACCCCGCAGCGCCGGAATCCGTTTTTCTTGCTCCGGATGCGAACCATGATTTTTCTCCTTTCAAAGGAGACGGCCGCGAGACCGCCTCCTTTTTCTATGAGCTAAACTGCTATGAGCTAAATTGCTAAATTGCCAGTTACGCCAGCCAAGGCACCACCACCAGCTCGGCCGTGTTGTACCAGACATTGGCCGCGCCGGCGGCGTCGTTCTGCATCTTCACCAGGGCCCGTCCCGCGCTCTCCAGCGTGGGCCCAACGACCAGGTGCGTCGGGACGATCCCGAGCGGCGTCACCCCATCTTCCTTCATGAGGCTCATCATCGCGGCCCGGGCGGCGGCGTAATAGGTCGCGTTCAGGGTCTGCTTGCACCCATAGGCGAGCTGCCAGAGGCCGTACCCGACGTTCTTGCGGTCGTCGACGCCGTAGCGGTATTTCTTCCGCATGAAAGCATTCTCATCGTCCGGCCGGTCCATCGCCACGAACTGGGGAGCCTGCCGGGTCTGCAGGATGATCGGCTTGATCGCCCGCGAAAGATCCAGCAGGTACCAGGGCGTGCTGGCTCCCCCGCCATAGTTACTCACCGAGGCCGCGCCCACGGGATGGTCGTCATCGAAGAAATACTGGCCGTCGAAGCAGAGCGTGCCGAAGCCGGCCTTGAGGAGCGCGAAGGCCAGGATGTCCGGATGATTCTTGGCGGCCTGGGCCAGTCCCTGGATCATGGGCGTGTAAACCCCGATCTGATCGTCCTCGATATCGTCGCGGTCCACCTCGATCGTGGACTCATAGGACTTATTGATGATCTCGTAGCTGAAGGCCGAGAGATCCTTGATCACCCGGTCGCCCACCCACTCGCGCATCATGGGGAAATCGCCGAGCCACTTGTAATCTACGGACCGCCCCACCGAAGGAGCCCGCATGGCGATCAGGTCGACCTGGCTCGGCGCGGCTTGGAAGGCCTGGTTGAAAACGGTGTTGAAGCTCTTATAGATTCCCGCAAGAGCCGCTTGGTTGATGATCATTGGAATTTCCTCCTTTTTGTAAATTGATGAAGTTTTTGGGGAAGCCTCCCTGCCGTCTTGCAGGCAGGCCGCCCCGCGATGTTTATTCTTTACTGACTTATTTATGACGTGAGCAGCTTCTTCTTATACTCGATCCATGCCGCCAGCATGATCACGTCGTCCGTCCCGAGGGTCCCGTCTTTCGGCTTGATGGTCAGCTCCACCGCCGCCGGATGAGCCGCCAAATTGGCGAGCGCGAGAGTGAGGGTAACCTGCTGCACCGTCTTCGCCGTCGCGGTCCCCGTCATGGCGGTCGAGTCGCCTCCGAAATTATCGTCGGCATCGTAGAGCGCAGCCACGACATTATTGTATGCCGCGATGGTGAATTTGGTGGCGTCCCCGGCGGTCGCTCCGGTCTTGGCCGCCAGTATATTCAAAGTCATGTTCGCCGCGATGTCGGCATCGGGAGGAATCACTACCTTGGTGCCCACCGCAGTCGGAGTCCCGTGATTGTTCCATCTGATTCCCAATCCTTCGGCGGTCACGCAAAAACCCGGAACGGGATCGTCCGCGTTCGCAAATGCGGCCAGCGCGACGCCGGCGTCGGTTATGGTCGGCATCGGGATGTTAATGATGCCTTTCGCGCTTTTGAGATGCTGATAGATCTCGGCCAGGGCCGCCTCAACCTGCGCCGCGGTTGTGAAGTTTCCGCTGTCGGCGATGGAAATGGCCGAGGCCGCATGCGCCGCGCTGGTGTCGGCGATGTGCGTGGCCACATCCGCCTGCCGGACGGCCGGCTCGATGTCCACCCAGGCGTGGGTGGTATCGATATATTCGGCGATCACGCCACAAAAAATCGCCTCGACTACGTTGGCGACGACATCGACTTCCTCGTCATCGACCAGAAAAACATTGTCGCCGACATTGGCGATTGTGATGGCCGTCGCGAAGGTCATTTTGAAGAGGCCCCGCCGTCTCACCTTGACGTTCTTGACTCCGTCTCCTCCCAGGGCATTATCGACGTGCTCCCTGGCCATGCCTTCGAATATCAATGCGGCCGTATCGCTCCCGGGAACGGCGTATCCCGCAGCGTTGACGCATGCCGGCGCGCCCGCGAAGATCTCGACCGCCCGATAAACGGGGATGGAGATCTCCACCCCTTCCCGATATTCCGTTTTTTTATCTGCCGCTAAAGCCATTTCGAATTGCTATATTGCCAAATTGCTAAACTGCTTTTTTCAGACGCTGGGGTTGAATTTCTTGAAAGTCTCCTCATCGATGCCCATCATCTTGTTGATCTCCTTCTGCGTGTCGTCGAGCCCGCCATTCCGATTCTTGGGCCCGGGCGGCACCCCGCCCACGGGGATCACGGATCCGGCCGGCCGCGCCAGCACGATGAGCGTAAATTGCTCGGGGGATTTCAGGGCCAGGTTGCGGCCCCACTTCTCGAGCTCCTCCGGGCTGGTCTTCCCTTCCTTTAGGGCCAGGCCGATCAGCTCGTTCGTCTTGAGCTCGGCGAGCTCCCGCTTAAGAACGGCCACTTCCTGGCTCAGCGCCACGGCCACATCCCCCGGGGATTTCATCCCGGTGATGATCCGGAGTACTTCATCCTTGCCGGCGTCGGCCTTCGCGCCGATGGCGTCCAGGACCTCTTTGCAGGCGATGACGGTTTTCCCCTCCAGGTCCTTCACCTTGTTGACCAGGAGCTGCACGGCTTCCTGGATCTTCTCCTCCGCGGCGTCGGCCGCCAGCCCCAACAGCTTTTTGAGTTTATCCATTGACTCCTCCTTTTCTTTGATCGGCCAGGCTTCGAGCTTGGCCATGATGGGCTTCAGGTTGTTGATCTTCGGCTCGTTGGTGAGAGCTACATTAAAAACCTTCACCACCCTCCGGTCCTTTGCCGTCACAAAAATGACCGGCGAAAAATACCGGTACTCCCGGTTTTTCAAATAGGCTTTGGCTTTTTCGGTCCACTCGACCACGGCAAAGATCCCCTCTTTGGCCCGGTAGATCAGCCTTTTGATCCACCCAGCCGCCGGGGCCTGGACGCCGTTCATGGTTTGGTGCTCGTAATCGATCACCATATCCTTCCCGCGCCGTTCGAAATCCTCGACGATCGATCTGGCCGATACCTCATCCATGAAGGCCGGGGGCTCTCCCTCGATCTCGAATCTCCCTTCCGGGAGGAGAAGGAATTCGCCGGGCGGCTCCGGCACTTCGGAGGAAGCTGCGAGGACGAGTTTGTTTTCCTTCTTGGCCACCCACTCGCCTTTTTCGTTTTTTTCAAACTTATTTTTAACCGCCGACCAGGCGGTGGCGATCGCCTTCTCCTCGTCCTTGTATTCTTCGAAGGCGGAGTTGAAAGCCGCCATCCATATCTCCTGGCCGTGCGTCGGCAGGACTTTTACCCCCTCCGGCAGGTCTTCAATCCGTCTGTAAGGCATGTTAAATGTCCCTCCCTGGCCGCCTGAGCCTGTTCATGAACCTAGGTGTCAAGCAAATCCGGGTCACAGTAGCCCCCTTCTCGCCACAGGCCCTTTAAATTCGTCGGCCCGTTTTTCAAATGCCGTTTGATTTTTGCCTTTCATGGCCTTTTTGCCCTTACTAAATTGCCAAATTGCTATATTGCTAAATTGCTTTCTCTACGAAGTCCTTAATCGCCTGATTGAAAATCTCCGCGATCCGCGGCTCGACTTTTTTGAAGGCCCGGGCCATGAAGGGGTTGGATTTCTGCCCTTTTGTGGAGCGGACAATGATTTCTTTCCCACCGATAAAGAATCTCAGTGCCTTTTTATTCTTGGGCACGATCTTCCGCCTGAGCGGCCCATAGATCCCCGTGCCTTCATGGACGAAGACAGAATAGGGGGCCGTGGCCGAAACGATCGCCCGCAGGCCCTGGATGTATTTCCGGATCCGGTTGGCCAGGTTCCCCCTCACGACCGGAGCTTCCTCCACGGCTACCGCCTCCACGGCCCCGGCCGCCCGAAGCAGCCCGGCATGGATCCCCGCCTCGATTTGATCCCCCAGCTTCAACAGCCCCGGCGATATTTTTACCTCAGCCTTTAACTCCACTTTTCCTTGCCTCTTTTGCTAAATTGCCATATCGCTAAGTTGCCAAATTGCTATATCGCCATTACTAGGCGACAGACGCAATTCGGGTGAAAAGGCGGCACGCCGTCGAACGTGCCGAACGCTTCCGGATTTCTCGCCGCCGTATCCATCCGCCCCTGCATGGCTGCCGCCGGGATGATCTCCCCGTGCCGCGGCCGGCAGATATCACAGGCCATCTCTCCCCGCGTCACGTGGACCCGCAGGTCGACCCGGGCCTGCACCCCCTGGCGCACGTCGGCGTAGGACCGCATCCGGGTCACCGAGGTATCCAGGATCCTCCTGATCTGCCAATCCTCCAGTCCTGCCAGATGGTCGCCGAATTGGCCCCGGAACGCCGAAATCCCCTCTTCGCTCCCGCGCCCGAAAAGCCCCTCGGCTTTTTCGGTATACTGCTCCCTTAAAAACTTCATCACCGGACCCTGCATGTCCTGGTTCTCGATGAATTTGGAAAGATAGGCGGTGTCGATCCGGCTCATGGCCGCCATCGTAGCCCGGTCGGCCGGCTCGAAAGACATGGCCACGGGCGGCTCCGCCCCTCCCCATGCCGTCCGGTCCGTCACCCGGTAATATTTGAAGACCGGCTCCATCGCCCGTTCGATCATTGGCGCCAGGTCTTCGGCCGACGCGCCGTAATAGGTGCGCAGGACAGCCAAGATCTTCCCGGCGAATTCGTCCTGACCCATCGCCGCGCTGCCCAAAAGCAAGTCATTGATTTCCCGCAGCGCGTCCCCGCGCAAGGCGGAGAAGCTTCCTTTCACTTCCAGAAAATATTTCCCCAGAAGCTCCTGCCTCTGGGACTCCATCGCGGCTTCCTGCTCCGGCGTGAACTTCGCGGCAATCATCTGCATCTCGCGATCGGTTGAGATTGCCGGAAGATGGAGGCCTCGATTTATGAATTGCAAATAACCTCCCGCTTCCATTTTCATCGGAAAAGTCGGCATCGGCGGCGGCAGAACTTTTTCGCCTTTCTGTGGCAGCGGGATCTTGAATCTTTCGGAAACATGCTCGGCCGAAATCTCCTGCCCCATGCTCCAGATATTGCGGTAGACCTCAGAGAGCATATTCAAGTCCTCAGGTGGAACATATTGAATCTTCAGCCAGGGAAGAGGCTTGTCCCAGCCGAAGTTGTAGCCCGCCAGCGGCCGCAAAACCTGGAAACGCATCGTGCGCGCGAGGGCCTCGGCGTCCGCCTTGATGAGATCCGATCGCACCTTATCCTGCGCGCCCTCGTTGCCTAATTTTCCGGGAGTCCCTTCCGTCGTGGCCGTCTGGCCCAGGATGGCCTTGGACATCTCCTTGTTGCAGAAATTTGCCAGGGTCTCGTAGAGGTTGTTGGTTCCCGCGTTTTTCATCGTCTCCACGAACTCGATCTCCGTGTTCTTGGAGATGATGCCGGCGGCGTCGCTGCCCAACGATCGGACGGCCGTGATCAGGGCGTCCTTCTCTTCCCGCCCGGCGCCGGGCTCGTATTTGCCCAGCCGAAGCGGCATCCCGAATACCTCGGCAAAGGCCACCCAGTCTTTCAGGGAATAATTTTTGAAGAGGTACATCCAGGCGCAGACTCGCAGCACGCCGGCCCGGGTGTCGTATCCGGACCGCGCCTTATAGCGGTGGTAAACCAGTTTGAAAGGCGGCATCTCCTCGCCATTGAAGGGCTCGGCCGCCGTGGTGACCTTGGGCGCCTCGAAGCTCTTTGCCTGAGGGTCCGCCGCCCCGCGTTCATAAAACACGGCCCGCTTGGCATGGATCCAGCGGAGACCGGTTATGATTGCTTTGCTTCCGTCGATCTCCCACAGGCTCTCGCTCAAGGAATACCCCTTGCCGAGCGCGTCCAGGAGATCCAGGAGCGCCTCCTCGAAGTCGGGAAGGTTGAAAATCACGTCGCCACAGAATTCCGAAATCTTCTTGTCTTCGGCCGATTCGGAGTAGGGGATGATATCGTAATCGAGCCCCAGGACGGCATTCTTGCGGGTCTGCAGTTCGGAGAATAGATGAGTGTCCTTCTCTTCCATCTCCTCGAAGAGTTCGGATTGGCGGTAGACGTCGCCGCCGTCGGCTTCCTTGAAGATGGCGGCGAGTTTCTGCGGGGTCAGCCCCTGGCTGGGGTAGTTCGACCAGCGGTCGCGCACCGTGGTGACCGCGATCTCCCGCGTCTCGGGCCGCTTCTCGACCCGGACTTCCCGCCCGAATTGATCATAAAGAATGGCCATTTAAAATGCTCCCGCTTCGGCGAATCGCCGCCGACTGACCGCCTGGTACTCCACGGGTCCGCCTTCCATCTCCCTCGTCGCGTACCACGCCAGGGCCCCCGCGATTCCCGAATCTCCGTGGCGCTGCTTCTTATCTTCCCCTTTGCTTTTCGCCTCGGGCAGCCTGGCCACTCCCTTGATAACTTTGAAGGCCCGGTGGTCCTCGATGATGTCCGCATCCTTGGACAGGAGAATATTCTTGTCCTCGAAGGCCGCCTTGTAGGGAGGCATGTTTTCCCGATACCAGGGCTCCGTGAGCATCACCTGGGCGATCCGCGAGGCGCCGTATTTCTGCATGGCTCGCTCGGCCAGGTATTGCCCGTTCCCCCGGGCGTCCAGGGCGCCGCCCCGGAAGCGCGGCAGCCGATCGACGACGAAATAGAGAATCTGCTCCTGCTGCTGGAAGGGAATATTGCGAAGCTCCAAAATAAAGGGCGCGCGGAAAGATGCGCTCTGCAATTCCTGGAGCGGGAGGATCACGGTGAGATCCCCCGTCCGCCCGAAGTCCTCGCCGAAATAGGTGGACCGCTTCGGATCCAACTCCTTCAGAAGCGGGCGCAGCGTCTCCTCGCACCAGTCCTTCACTTCCGCGGTCCGGATGGAATCCGGAAGCTCCGCGAAAGCCGGC